TTTAAACATCGAGTTAACACAGCTTCAAGATAAAATAACCGAGTTAAAACGTCAACGAACCAACTTAAAAGCTCAAGTGAACCGATTGTCAAATAAATAACTAAAGGAATTATCATGAACAATGAAATACCAGTTTACGGGGATATAACGCCCTACCAATTCCAATGGGATTTAGCCCAGACGACCTTATCTCATATCAGAAAGCAACTCACCAAAGAAATTGAAAACGAACCTGCTTACATAAATGCTTATGTGAGTGCAGGCAAGACCATTTTAGCAGGAATAATTGCCGATCATTGTAAGAAAGTTGGAGTAAAGTTATTAATACTAGCAAGAACTGGTGAGCTTGTAGAACAAAATTCGGCTGAGATATTCAATATGGGATCGGCCTGCTCTATTTACTCTGCCAGCTTAAGTCGGAAGTCTACACACTTCACAACGGTCGTCGGTACTGAGGGTACTGTAGCCAACGCATTAGAAAAAGAGTTTTCATCGTGGATGCCTAGAATAATATTGATCGATGAATGCCATCAAGTACCCTGGAAGGATGTTTTAAATAATGGCGATACAGGTTACTCAAAAATAATAAATCACTTTAAAGTTCTTAATCCTGGGTTGATTGTTGTTGGTATGACTGGATCGCCATACCGTGGCATTGAGTCGATAAAGGGCGATTATTGGAAAACGGAAATAGAACCAAAGATAGATCGTAAATTCCTTGTTGAAAATAATTATATAGTTCCAACGGTTTTTGGCCATGTTCACGATAATGCAGGGTATGATTTATCTGAATTCGATCAAGTTGAAGAGCATGGTACAAAAGATTTTTCAGCGGCCGATATGGAAGCTATGCATGACAAAATGGATTTAAGCACAACGCAAACCATTATGCGCGAGGTCATGGAAATAATGGAGCAAAGGCTTTGTGCGTTAGTCACTTGCGCCGGGCTAAAGCACTGCAAGGAAGCTGCGTCAATTGTTCCAGATGATGAATGCGCAATAATAACTGATAAAACCGCCAAAAAAGATCGACAACAGATTTTGCGCGACGCAAAGAAAGGTAAGCTAAACGAACGTGGAGTTTTTCGTTATCGTTATATTTTTCAGATCGGGTGCCTAACTACTGGTGTGAATATTCCATTATGGTGTACCAGCGTCTTGTTAAGGCGCATTGCTAGCCTAACCTTACTTACTCAGTTACTTGGGCGAGGGATGCGTCTCTTAAAGCCTGAACACGTTGATGCGGGTCATGAAAAATTTGACCATTTATGCGTTGATTATTCTGGAACTATGGCAGCCATGCACGAATTGTTTGATGATCCGTTGCTTGAAGATGCGGTTGTGTCTGGCAAAAAAGGCGATCAAAATTGGGTTACCTGTCCAAATTGTGAAACTGAAAACAGTGAATACGCCCGACGGTGCTGCGGAAATGACTCATCAAGTGATGACGGTCGTTGTGAATTCTTTTTTAAGTCTAGAACCTGTGATGATTTAACCCGTGGTGGCATTGTAATTAGCAAAGGGTGTGGGGTTGAGAACGACATTGCTGCGCGTGTATGCCGGAAATGTGATAACACATTAATCGATCCAAATGATAAATTGGCCGGTAAATCATATGGAATTGAAGATTGGAAGCCAGTGATTAGTATGGAATTAGACGTAATAGGCCACGATCAAGACGGCATAGGAGTTAGATATTATTTCGATAGCTATGGCGAAGATGGAAAGCAGGAAATAGCAAATATTAAATACTGGGCCATTAAAGGCGGTGGTAAACGCGTGTGGGAGTCGAGCTTTATCCGTCGGCACATTACCGGCTACCCGTTTCAGCAACGAATGATTAACATGACGCCGGTCAATGTTATTAAGAATAAAGCAACATTTGCGGTACCAAAATTTGCCACTCACCGCATTAACGAAAAGGGCCTCAGTGTTGTTCATGGGCTTAAATTTAGCTCGGGGTTAGAGATAAAAGGCAACAAGAGGATCCAAAATGATAGTGAATGCACGTAACAAAGCGGGTGTGATGTGTTACTGGGATGACCAGGCCAACGCCAGCAAGGTGAAGTCAAGGCTAGAAAAGTGCGAACAAGTTGATTTAAATCATTTTTGCGCTAAATTGTATCCGGATGAATACGAAATGATGTGGCATACGGTAGGCGAGGGCAAGCGGGATGCTTTCTATGGTGCCATGTTAAAACGCCGCGGCAAAAAAGACGGGGTGCCGGATTGGCTGGTTATGATACCTACTAACGGCAAGCCTGGTATGTTTTTAGAGCTTAAGCGATCACGCAAGGCCGATAGCTCAATACCAAAGGAAGAGCGCGAGTTCTTACTTACTGCTGAGAAGTGGGGCTATACATGCATCGTGGCCTATGGTTATCTGCCAGCCCTCGAAGCAATCAAGAAATATCTAAATAAATAAACATAACGTATTGACATCGATAAACGTAACGTTATATAGTGGCGGTGTTGAAACAAAACTTAAACCAAAGGAAATATTATGAACTCATTGAAATTAGTAGAGCAGCAAAATCAAATTATTCAGCTACCAATTAGCGTTAACTATGTTAACCACTGGGGTTTCTGGGAGGCTACACGTGAACTGCTTCAAAACGCAATTGATACAAAAGATTTCAAAGTAATTAAGTCAACTTATGATCGCTTAATTAAGATTCAATCTAACGGCGGCACCCTTGACCTTTCAACTTTAATGCTTGGCGAAACATCAAAAAATAATGATGATTCAACCATCGGTAAGTATGGAGAAGGTTACAAACTGGCCATGCTGGTCCTGTGCCGTATGGGTTACAACCTGCAGATTGCCAACGGTAACGATCTTTGGTTAACAAGTATCGCGCCTCATGATCAGCTAGGATCTAATTGCTTAACAATTGAAGTGATTAGCGATTACTTCGAGGATCGAGGTGATAGAGTTGAGTTTGTCATTAACGGCATGACCAATGATGATTTTGACATTATTGAAAGTAATTACCTTGAGATGGAAAACTTTGAAGTTTTCGCAGAATATAATGATAGTTACTGCTTTGATTATGATTACGATCAAGACGAGGACAATATTAAAAAGGTATTTGTCGGCGGTCTTTTTGTTTGTGACCTTAAAAATGATGATAATAACAATTATCGTTTTAGCTATAATTTTGCACCAAACGTATTAGAGCTTGATCGAGATCGCAATGCCGTTGACTCGTTTTATCTTCAATATTATGCAACTAAATTATTGGTTGATTCTGGCAACCTTGAACTATTAATTAAAATTGCCAATGATGGCTTTGCCGACGTTAGCGATTATTACCAACCATCAACCACTGGCGGCGGTGGCAGTCATCACATTGACGGTCAAAATGAAAGCGAAATATCTAATATGGCTCTTAAGTCTTTCTTATCAAAGAATGGTGAGAATGCATTTCCTATAAAATCAAACATCTTGGAGGCAGAAAAGCAAGCCTTAAGAATAGAAGCGGTTAAGCGTGGGCTGGTTCCTGTTGATGTTAAGGTTTGCGTTTATGATATTTTACCAATCGAATTAAAAGATAAGGTCAACATTGTCAAGTTAAAAGGTAAAGTAAGCTCTGCTTTGGAATTATTTTTATCAGATAACAAAAAGCACATGCGTTCAAAGGCAGTTAAAAATTTAAGCAGTCTTATCCAATCAATTAAATTAAAAGGCGAATAACATGATAACCAACATCCGAAACATCCAAACATTCACGCCTGATCAATTGTCAAACGATGATTACCACGGCGAAAAATACGCAGAATATGCAAGTGGCTCGTCGCTTCATTTGTTATTCACTGAATGCCCTGCAGCGTTAAAGTATGGCGAGCACGAAGAATCGGCAGCCTTGCACTTTGGTACCGCAAGTCACGCGGCAATGCTTGAGCCTGAGTTATTCGAAAAAGAATTTGTTAAGGCGATTAAAAAAGACGACTTCGAAATTACTAGTGACGCGGCGATAAAAGCGAAGTTAAAAGCTATGGGTATGACCGGTTATTCAACCAAAAAGTGGCCCGACTTGATTATTATGTTATTAAATGCGGATCCCGAGGCTAAAATATTTGCGCTCGAATCCTGGCTGCAGGAATGCGAATGCCAATCAAAAGGTCAAACGTTAGTTGGTGCTGACAATTACGACATGATCATGCAAATGCGCGAGACATTATTCGCCAATCCTTCAAATATCGAATTACTCAAAGGCGCACAAGTTGAGATGTCGGTCATTTGCGAGGTTGAAATTGACGGAACTTGGCACAAGGTAAAAATAAGACCGGACATAATTACTGGTGATCGCTCGGTGCCGGACTATAAAACAACGGCCAACATGAACCCTGAGAAGTTTGGGCGCCAAGCACATGAAGCCGGTTATTGGTTTAAGCAAGCTTTTGTTTGCGACATATTGAAAGCTGTATATGAGCAGGATTTTAAAGCCGGACTATTGGCACAAGGCAAAAAAGCGCCTCATATTTATCAATTGTATTGGCTAACTGGCGATCAGTTGCAAGTTGGGCGCGAGCAATATCAATCAGCGTTGCGCATGTTTACCCATTGCAACGAATCCGATGTTTGGCCAGCTTATTTTGACGAACCAACAGAATTGCCAACGCCTGGGTATGTAGCAAAGATGTATAATATTTAGTAAACATAACGCTTGCGGCCACATGTTAAACGTAATATAGTGGCTGCGAGTTTAACGAAAGGAAAAATTATGAAGAATTTACCGCAAATGTGTATTCCCGAAATTAAAGAAAAATGGAATACAGAACAGGCAATGGATCTTTGCTCTAAATTAGAAGTTATAGCGCCTGATTTTGGTGGCCACGTTGCGTTAACCGGCGGGACACTATATAAGCGAGGCGAGCGAAAGGATGTTGATATTTTAATTTACAGAATTCGCCAAGTTCCAGAAATTAACAAGCAAGGTCTATTAAATGCATTCACACAATTCGAAGGTGTGAAAATACTTAGCGATCATGGTTGGTGTGTAAAAGCTGAGCTTAACGGGAAAGATATTGATTTTTTCTTTCCAGAAGAAGATGGCGAAATTTACAACGGGGAGACTATCGCATGAGCATCCTAAACATACGCCCAGCCGTTAGAGCTGGTTCAAAATTAGTATTAGGCATTGCCGGTCAATCAGGCAGCGGCAAAACATTAACAGCTTTATATGTTGCGCGTGGCATGACAGATCACGCGGGTGAAATTGGTTTTTTAGATACGGAAAACCGACGCGGATCGCTTTATGCCAATGAGCTTGATGGCCAGTTTTTAATAGGCGATCTGTTTTATCCATTCTCTCCGGATCGTTATGCCGTGGCTATCAAAGAATTCCAGGCGGCAGGCGTTAAGGTATTAATTGTCGACAGTGTTAGTCATGAGTGGGAGAGTGGCTGCATGGAAATTGCCGAGGCCCCATTATTACGCGGTAAAAAGATGGCCGACTGGAAAAAAACCAAGGCTGAACATAAAAAGTTTATGACCACGTTATTACAGTCAGATATGCATATTATTGTATGCATCCGAGCAGCCGAAAAGACTGACTTTAAAAACCCTAAGCAGCCGGTTAGCCTGGGTATTCAGCCATTGTGTGAAAAAAACTTTATGTTCGAGCTTAGTGCCAGCGTCATGATGTTTAATGAGGGCAGTTATCAGCAACACTTAAAGATCCCGCGTGATTTAAAGGAAGCGTTTGGCGATGGTCAAGGTTACCTGGGGATTGAAACAGGCCAGCAAATCCGCGCTTGGTTAGATTCTGGTAACATAGACGACCAGCTCGAAAGCTACCGCAACAAAATGCAACTGGCATCTAACGACGGTTGTGATGCATTAAAGCAAGCGTGGCAAGCAATGCCAGAAGATATTCAAGTTGGCTTGCAATCGGTTAAGTCTGTATTTTGGGCCTCAGCAAAGGCTATTGACGAGGCAGCAGCGCAAACGTTTACCGGCGAGAACGAAGATCTACCAACTGCCCAAAGTAGTTTTAATCCTGCCAAGATTGCCAAGCAGGAACCAGAGCCAGAGCAGCAGATAGATCAACCAGCACCAACCGAACAAGACATCGCAAATAACTTTTAATAATAAATTGGCGGCTTAGGTCGCCATGGAGTGATAATAAAATGCATGTAATAACAGGCGAATTGAGAAAAGACACGTTTATTAAGCAGGGCGTTGGTAAAGATGGTCAATCAACAATGTACGGGCTTGAATTGTGCGAAGTCACAAAGGATTATAAAACTGGCGAAAAGTCTTATACCAATTATAAGGCTTTGTTATTTGCCGCTTCACCGGCACATATTGAGTATTACAATAAAACCCTGGTGAAAGGTAATTGGGTTTCGTTATCTAGCGAAAAATTAAAGATCGAGGTTAGCGAGTGCGGCCAGTATATTAAATTATTTATGGAAAACGCCCGAATTGATGCGGCTGGTTATATCGAACAGGCACAACAGCAACAGCCAGCACAGCAGCAAGGGGGTTATCAGCAGCAGGCAACACAACAACCCCAGCAGCAAGGCCAGCAGCAAGGATTTAAACAAGCACCGCAACAAACCCAGGGCCAGCAGCAAGCCAAAACGCCTGACTTAGACGACGGTTGGGACTCATCAACACCATTTTAACTTTGTGTTTAAAAAGTATTTGACACCGCCAGCACATTAACATATATTATGTTTACAGAACGGCGGTTTACCAGGTGCCGGTATCTCCAAGTGAATAGTTTAATGGGTTGTGTCGGTTATAGCGGCGCTCCTTTACCCATAGCGCGCACCCTGTAAGGTGTGACCACTACATTGGACTAATATTAACCTGTAGGTAAGTTTTTCACCGAGCGTTATCCTCTTGTAGCTCGGGCTTTTACTTTCATGCGGCTTGCCACCGTACCGGTTCGGCAATCCCCCCTCAAGTGTTTTCTATGAGAATGCTTGATGGGTTATAAAATGAATGCCCGAATTAAAAATCTAAATGGGACTGGATCGTAGAATCCACGAGGCGGGGTAAGAGTCCGCTTGCTCTGACTAAGCCACCTTCGGGTGGTTTTTTATTGGGTAAAATAAACATAAAGCTTGCAGTATTAAACGTAATGTTTTATTGTTGGGTTGTTAACTTAATTAAAGGAATAAACCAATGAGCGATAACAAAAAGAAACACATAGATGTAACGACAGCATGGGCTTACCGCCTAAAGAACGGCACCTTCTATAAACAAGGGTGTAGAGGAAGCTTTTCCACGGGTAACAAGCCATATTCAATGAAAGAAATAACAACAAAACATTTACCTAGCGCAACGTTTTTTAAGGAACCGCTATCAGGCTCACCATATTGTGCGCCGTCACTAATGGGCGGTAAATGGATTAATGTCACAACTACCTCAATCTATGAGTGGGAATAACCATGAAAATTAAAAGCAAGTTACTACGCGCAGCCAAACACTGCCAAGGCAAAAGCGATATTAGATATTACCTAAACGGGATTCACATTTATGGCAATATCGTTGAATCAACCAATGGACACGTTGCAGTCCAAATGACTATGGACAAAAAGATCCGTGGTAATTTTATCCTAAATATAATTGGCGTTATCCCAGCTAAAGCCCTATGGACAAAGTTTATATTCCATAAAAGCGAAACTATCGCAAAGCATTATGATTCATGCGAGCAGCTAATTTCTGTTAGTTGTGTCGATGTTATTGATGGTAACTTTCCAGACATAAACCGAGTTATACCAAATAAATTTAAGCCGATTGACTATATTGGCCTTAACACTGAGTATGTCGGCCTGTTTGGTAAAATGTTTGGTAAAAATTATATGTCAGCGGCTAAGTTCCAATTCTCTGATAAAAACAGCGCCGTGTTAATTACCGCAGCATCACCGATTGTTAAGTATGAATTCGGCAACCCTAAATTTGTTGTTATGCCAGCGAGGTTAGACGATGAAAAAGTATAAGGCAATCCTAGCCGATCCCCCTTGGGCATTTAACAGCAAGAAAACAGGCGGCTCTATGAAGTCAGGGGCCGAAAATCAATACCAAACAATGACAATCGACGATATGAAAAATATGGACGTTGCTAGCATTTGTGATGATGATTGCATTTTGGTTATGTGGTGGGTTGGTAGCCAGCCTCAAGAAGCGCTAGACCTATGCAAAGCCTGGGGATTTACCGTTAAAAACATGAACGGTTTCGTGTGGAACAAACTTACCAAAACTGGGCTACCATTTTTCGGTATGGGCTTTTATACTCGGGCCGGTAGCGAGTCGGCCTTAATTGCCGTTAGAGGTAAGCCATCAAGCTTAATTGTTGATCATGGTGTTCGAGCTGTACGATCCGCTAAAGTAGGCAAGCATTCCGCGAAGCCTATCGAGTTTCGCGATGACATCACAAAAATGTGTGGCGATGTACCGAGCCTTGAAATGTTCGCCAGATATGAAGCCCCTATTGCTAACTGGGATGTTTTCGGCAACGAGTCACTTGGCTCAATTAAAATCGGATATAAGGATCAAATGTGATGAGACCCCTAACACAGCAAGAAATCGATAACGCGCCGGAATGGGCTGATCTGTATAGCATTACAAATGAAAATGAAGTTATTCACCTATCAAGTAGTCACGAAATCCAATTCGAAGACTCAAAACCAATCCCGCGCAAAGAGTTTGATATTAGTGAGTACAAACCAGATGAGTTTGATTTATTTACAGTTGATTGCAGTGGTGACGTAACGGTATGGCTAGACGGTGTACAACTTCAAGATTTAACACCTCAAGACGCAATAGCCCTGGCCAAACATTTCAAGCTAACACCAAGCGATCTATTATGAAAGGCCAAAAAGTTGAGGGCGAGCCGTGTGTTAAGTGTGGCGAAACGATAAGGTATGAAACTGGCGAATGCGTTAACTGTAAATCAATCAGAAATGCAAATATAAAGGCAGGCAACACTAAGCATCAACAAGCATCAACGGGCATAGACGAGCCATACCGCAGGTGTTACGAGCAGGGATTTAGGGCCAAGAAAGAAGATATTAACCCATATCCGTCCAGCGAGCTAGGCAAGCGCTGCGCTTGGTTTGCCGGTTACAATGACCACCATTAGCTAATGTAGTATAATTGCCACTATATTAATTCTTACGGTGGCAACACATGTCTCGCAACAAATCAAAAATATATCGCGCTATTGCCGCCAATTCGGTTAGAACCGGACCGGGCGGTAACTTCTCAGGTTTCGGCTTTCCTCGATCCGCATCAATGAACACCACTTACAATGTAGCTGCACAAGCCGGTTATCCTGATGTCGTTGGATTTAGCCAATTATGGCGAATGGCCACAAAGTCACCAATCGGCAAAGCTGGAATACATCGAATAGTCAACAAGTGCTGGCAGTCTCACCCGACGATCACTGATGGCGAAAGCGATGGCAAGCGCGATTTGACCCAATTCGAAAAAGACGTTGAGATTTTAATCAATAAGCACAAGCTATTTACCAGGCTAAAGGGTGCGGATTGGCGCCAGCGTGTTGGCCGGTATTCTGCGATATTGCCAATCATTAAAGAGCTTGGCGAAAATAAAGCGGACCAACCAATAACCAAAGTTACCGGCATTGATGCGCTAATAAAACTGGTCCCTAAGTTCGAGTCCGAAGTTGATGTAACTGATGTTTCCACCAATGCTGACATTAACAGTGAAGAATATGGCAACCCGACACACTACAATTTGCGCGAAGGTGTTATGGGTGATCGCAACCCAATAACACAGACGCAACTGGTGTTACACCCAAGCCGTGTTATCGCATACGCCGAGGGAGCTGACGACGGCTCTATTTTTGGTATACCAGCTCTCGAGGCGGGATTTAATAACCTAATCAATCTTGAGTCGATTGGTGCTAGTGCTGCCATAACGATGAAGAAAAACGCCCAGCAGCGATTTATTACCAGCATCAACAACGATCAGGTGGCATCAGTCATCTCTGATACTAAGTCTCCTCAGTTTGCTGCATACAGCCAAAACGTTGATGATTTTGACAAGGGCGTAAAGAACAATCTTACCGTTTACGGTATGGACATTAGCACCCTGCAAACAACATTGGCCGACCCAACTAAACCGTTCACCATCGAGACAACCGCCTTTGCTGCATCAATCGAAACTCCGGTATCAGAACTGTTCGGCTTACAGATGAACGAGCAAGCTTCAGCGTCAAATGCAGCGTCTTTTAACGACACCGCAACGTCACGCCGCGAAAACTTTATTAACCCTGAGATTATCGTTAAAACGCTCGAATATTTGATTGATGTTGGTGTTGTTGCCAAGCCAACCAACGAAATAAAAATCGAATGGGACGATCTAAGCGAAGATTCACCAGGCGAAAAACTGGATGCGGGTAATAAAATGGCTGACATCAATAAAAAGTCCAGGGAAGCAGGCGGCGGTTTAATATTCTCAGATGTAGAAATCAGAGAGGTGTCAGGTCACGAAGCTGAGGCGGAGGAAGACCCAAACAAAGATATAGAGGAACTGCCGGAGTTAGACGATGGCGAAAATTAAAGGCATCAACCCGATAATTCCGCGCAATGCGAAAGATCCCGCGAATCAATTTACCAACTTGCGACAGGCCAATGGTCAGTTAAAACGGCGTTACCGAAACATTCAAATAGGTATGCGTGACGTGATCGCCGGTATTGATAAGCGGATCGTACCCGATAGCGCTGCCGGTGGTATTGTTACTAACGTTAGATATGAATATTTGGTTGATGCTGAGAAATTCCAGGATATCAATTTATTCATTCAGCGATTATTAAATGAGGAATTGCTAGATAGTGTTGATCAGCAATTAACACAGCGATGGTGGTTAAATGCCAATCTTGACAGAGCCGCCGAAGATGGCGTTTCGGACGCACTACAAAGCGCCAAAAATATGGCGGTTGTCGATGTTGTTGGTCCGGAACTGTCGCAAGCTGTTAGATCAATCCAGTTGGATAATATTTTGCTTAGTCGTGGCTTTCAGTCCCGGGTCGCTTTAGTTCAGTCCCGGGTGTTCGAATCGATGCGCGGCCTAACCGACTCAACACGATCAGACCTTGCTGACACATTAGGCCGAGGCATGGCTAATGGGACCGGCGTTAAGGAGCTAACAAAAAATGTAATGGATCGCGTCAACGTTAGCTTTAACAGATCACGCCGTATCGTCAGGACCGAAGTGTTACAAGCATATCGTACAGCCAGCCGAGAAGAAACCCGCGAGCTTAACGAAGATGTTTATAGTGGTAGCGACTGGATAATGCAATCACTTTGGTTTTCAGCCTTGGCACCAACCAGCCGAGCCACCCATATCGCTAGGCATGGCGTGATCCATACGCAAAACGAGGATGAATTGTTTTATAGCAAAAATGCCAACCAAATCAACTGCTTATGTAGTCAGAGCCCAATATTGGTTAATATAACCACAGGGGATGTATTACAAGAGGATCTATTGATCCGAATGGAAAAGCAGAAAGAAGCAGCGCAGGCCGGAAAATTCTAAACGTAACCGTTGACAGTCATTAAACACAATGTTATGTTTATATTATCAACTAACGAACAGCAAGGAAGCACGATGACCAACAAGCATAAGCGACAAGCAATAACGCAGCAACGCAAGGCGATCGACCATGAACAGCGTGGCCTATTTAACCTTGCCGCTAATTTTTACCGAATAGCCAAATCTAGATGGCAGCAGACACCAAGCCACAAAGAAAATGTGAACTGGTGTGATGGTCGCATAAGTCATTGCCAGGCTATGACAACGGATGACGATGATGATAACTGTTAATACTATCTGGAAAGTAATTTTACGCAACCCTGACGGCGAAACTGTCAAGTTAGAAATTAAAAACGCAGCTGGGCCGATGGATGCGAAAATAAAAGCCGTCGACGAATACGATCGTTTCGGATGGTACGCGACGGAAGCAGTTTTAATAGGTAGCAGAAAACCCTATGGAACATGAAATTATCTACCAGATAGCCGTACCAGTAATTATTGGTAGCGCCTGTTTGGTATTCTTTTGCGCGGCGATTGTTAAGGTCGCTTTTGAAATTATTATAAGGAATGAAGATGAGCGATGATAACGGTGGTTTAGAAATGGTAACTGGCATTAACTCAATTGTTGACGTGTGCCATGGCGAAGCTAAACGGTCTGGATGGTGGAGCAATGTTGATGTTGCCGCGCCCAATGTGGTACCAGCAAAACTTTGTCTTATTCACTCGGAAATATCCGAGGCAACGGAAGGTGACCGCAAAGATTTAATGGACGATCATTTACCAGAAAGAAAAATGATTGAGGTTGAGTTGGCCGATGCTGTTATTAGAATATTTGATTTAGCTGGGGCAATGGGCTTAGATTTGGGCGGAGCTATGGCTGAAAAGCTTGCTTACAACCAAAAGCGAGCTGACCACAAAGCTGAAAACCGCTCAAAAGATGGGGGCAAGAAATACTAATGAAAACACTAAAAATAAAACGCTGCTATCTTGATAGTGCAACCATTGGTTTTGTTGAGATTGAAGATTTTAAATGCGTGTCGCTCGAATTACCTTGGCGTTATAACAAGCGCAACATCTCTTGCATCCCGTCCGGAATGTATAAATGCCGCAAAATAACATCTGGCAAAAACGGTGAGTGCTTCGAAGTGCAAAACGTGTTTGATCGAACTCACATTCAAGGCCACATTGGCAATTTTACCAGTGACATTCAGGGCTGTATTATTTTTGGTGATGGCATCCGTGATATTAACCGCGATGGCATTTATGACGTCACAAGCAGCCGCGTAACGTTCACAAAGTTAATGTCTATTTTGCCAGATGAATTTATTTTAGAGGTTGGTTTATCATGAGTTTTTGGTCAACACTGTTCAGCGGCGGCGCGTTCAAGTCAATTGAAAATATCGCATCGGAATGGATAGAGACAGATATGGAAAGCGCGGAAGCTAAGGCGCTAATGGTTAAGACTCTTGATCCTAATGGGCTTATGCGTCGAGAGCAATCAACAAAGCTGCTCAGGCTGTATAGTATTTATGTAATGACTATGCTGCTACTTATTATATGTGAGTTTTTTGGCGTAGGCGACTCAGAGGGCATGGCAGCGGCAACAGGCAAGATAAAAGAATTGTTCTTACCCATCACCACCATGGTAGGCGCAATAATTAGCGCAAGCTTTGGTGTTAACTACGCCAATACTAAGCAAGGTAAATAATATCCACCATTGGTAGTGTTGCAACCGGCTTGCTCGGCGTGGCTGGTATGCGAAGTTACGATAAAACTAAAGGTAATTCTAAGGATTCATTGTAAAATCAGCCCCTTCCTTGGGGCTTTAATTTTAGTTGATAGCTTCTAAGTAAGCCCCGCCTATATCTATTGTTTTGCCAACGTCAATACCGGTAACTCTAACAATTAAACTAGCATGTGACGCGCCCGTAGGTCTAAGCTCACGGTGTGGGAATTTGTAACGAGAATAATAATTACGGCCACCGGTAAATGATGGATCTGCTGTATCGTCATAACCATCTTTATAGTCAAATGTTTTAGTAACACTGTCGCCTATTGGGACTAATGAATTAACAGTCTCGTAAGTTATGGTGCCAGTTGGCGCGCCGTTGTACGTTGCTAGTGCGTTAAAAGTAACGTTGTTCACATCTGTAATGCCGTTTACTGTGAATATGTTATTCCATTCCGTCTCAACAACTCCGAATAACCTAATCGTTTGACCCACTAGTAAATCATGCGCCACTATATTAGCGGTGGCTGTGGTACTAGTCCTTGTGAGGCCAGCTACAGGGCCGCTTGACCCCGAGCCCTCCCTGAAGAATCGAATGGTCGTCTGAACTGTTAATGCCCCAACAGTTGTACCACCAAATAAAATAACATTAGAGCCGATTTGTTGTGAGTCGAACGCCGCCGGTTCATTAGCAAAGGTAAACTGCTCAGTTAATGCGAAAGTGCTGCTTAATCTAAGCGCTTTCGCTGACCCGTCAAATCCGTTTGATGCCACTATGCTACTGTCTATACCATTGGAGCGCGAGAAAACATACCAACCAGCATCTCGGATATCTTCGATTACCGCGGCAGTTGTTGAGGTATTGAAATCCCAATTAAAATTACGGATCATCGACTTCGATACGCTCTGAGTAGTTCCTGAGAACACAATATTTTTTGCGCTGGCAACAATAACGTCATCGTCACACATGAACAAGCCTTGAACCGCTGAATGCAAGTCATTGTTATAACCGCTAAACGTAAGACCATCAATTGACAGGCTCAGGTGGCCAGTAAATAGAGCTATGCGAGGCCCTGATGTGAGATCGGTTCTAACTAACGTTTTTGTATTGTCATTGTTTTTAGGTAAAATAGTGCTGTTTTTTATGTTTATAGCAAGTTTTCTGTCTGTTGATGGCCCTCTCATTAAAAAATTATCATTGGAGTTTTCAAAGTGATTACCGTCAAATGATAGTGATTGAAACCCGGCCAAATCTGTGACGTCTAAAACCGAGTCATCACAGAAGTCATAACTACAGACTAACGAAACTAACTCCGTACCTAAGTCATTCATAAGAATAGCGTTGTCACCACCGGCAAACGTACTGTTAAAAAACGGCATACGTTCGCCAGAGTTTACACCGCCACTATCAGGAAACTCTACAACATTAGCCCCCCCTAACTCAAATCGTGCATTCTGTATGCTTGTCAAAAAAGTATCAAACCCTCTTATTTTTAGTGGCTTGACGAAATCCTGACATACAATATCACCAAGTATGGAGTCTCTGTAGTTAGCTGTTGCCGCGCCAGCAACGCTATTACCAATATCAAAACCAATAGATGTGCCAACGCTTTTACCCGGACCAATGACAGCAAATTGCCCAGTAAATAATTTACCGTTTGATGAGGCGTTTTTGAAGTCGCCGTTAGTTTCACCTTCGTTATGAATTCGCAGTGCTGTTATTGTAGTCGCGGCAGCCTGAAAATCAAAAACCACATGACCTAGAGACCTGAATTTTATCCAAGGTCTTAATGTTAAGCCAGTGGTAAAATCGTATTCATTCGCGGGGGTTAATATCTCTGTTATACCAGCATTAGATCCAGCAGTGGCCGCAGCTGCTTTTATTTTGTCATGTATGTGCTGAAACACTGGGCCGTTATCAGCAAGTGACGCGCTCGCACCAAAAGCGACGGCGTTAAATGATCTATTTTCGGTTCGTAACTTTAATTGTAACGACAACGTATCGTGCGCAACAATATCAAATGTGTTTGGCGTTTCACCGCTAACCCAATCAAAAAGCTCATCACCTCTGTCCGTCACTCTTATTGTCATGTTAACAACAGCAGCAGGATCAGCGGTTGCCGCTGCCAGGGTCGATTTTTTATCGTATCTCAAATCACCCTGCGCCGTCGATAAATTAGCGACAACCTCAACATTCCCATCACCTACCGGTGACGCGCCAACAACGTAAGGCAATGTCGTGCTATTTTTAGGTTTGTAAGCTGTGCCGCTAAATACCATGTATTGATTAACTGCTGTGAATGTTTGTCCCGCTGCCCACACTCCGCTATTTATGGCGGTGAACACATATTGCTGCTCAAGGTTGTTTATTGTTGATAAGCCCTTGCCTAGTCTTGCCGTCGTTGTTTGAGTGGTGCCATTAACTAACTGATCAATAGTTTCTGCGTTGTCACTTAGATCGCGCCCGTCTGTGCTTCCTACTGGGTTGCCTGTGTTAAATGTCGTCATGTTTATTCCTGTTAATCGAATGCATAAATTAGATCGGTGTATGTCACCATTGTTAAATTGACGTTTTGGCCGTTTGCCTCTTTTTCAACAACGGTCCATTGCGCTGCGTCAAGATCAACTGTTTGACCTATTATATACCGAGAGCCTGTTTGAATGCTAAAACCAAGGCTCGAGTCCCTAACAAACGCCTGCGCCAAGTCGGCACTTGAGAACTGGAACGGTTGCCCAACAACCTCGGTTATGGCAAACGGGCCAACCTTGGTACCATCATCAAGCATATAATGAAGCACTAATGTACCAACACTAAAATCAATCGATTCGCTAGTGGTTGCTATGTTGCCATTAATCGCCAGTATTTCGCCGTCAAATAAAACGCTGTCGTATTGCTCGGCATATAGGACCATATCACCACGATCTAATAACATACCGCTCGGTAACATTGTTTCGTTTAATGTCCAACGTTGGAATATTAACTTTCTCATTTCCAGCTCTGCGCGATTGATGGCGTTAAAGCTTTCACTACAACCGGCCAGCTCCATTGTTTTAGGGTTTTTACCAGCACCGGCAACCACATCACCAATACCATCAATTTTGCGGAATATGTATGATTTTTTATTAGTGGCAGGATCCACGAACTCAACTTTAACTGAGTCAAACGCTTCAAGCAGCTGCGGGTTATAACTCATCGAATAATCGCGCTCGTCATCTGTCACAATGTCGCGCCGAGTTATTACAGTTGACGCATTGGGCCTTATGTCATCCCTGGCGAATCGGTAAACGTCACCGTCCAGCCACTTAAAGCAGCGCGCCACATTAAGGATCGCGTCCATTCGCTCATCTAATGAAACGTCAAGATCGTCAAAGGTAAAATCGAATGTTGCGAGTCTTGAGTCATCCGCGTCAAGCGCATCTTGGATGTCATAAAGCTCATCAAGTGCCAGCGTGTTTTCGTCTAACCCGAAAAATTCAACATACATGTGCAATAACGCATCAGCCATTTTTCTGGACGCTGCCGGAGTTGTGACGACAATTGTGCCGTTGTATGTGATCAGCTTACTGGTTAACGATAAATTAATCTGATTCTCTCGTAATGATGTCGCATTGATTGTTGCTGGCACCACAATCTCAATTAGCGTGTTATTGCCAAATGTCGGATTGGTATCCTTGGTTATAAACCTAACCGATTCTAGTTTTGCTTGATCGGGCTGATTGGCATTTTGTAACGAATCATTTGTACGTTGCACTGTAAACTGAAAAAAGGATTCACTTGGCAATACTTTTTTATGTGTAAAGAATCGCTGATCTAATGTTGAATCACTAAATGAAAATGAATCGATAACCGGCGAGCCAATTGGAGTTCCGCCAGGGCCGTCAAGCTCTTGAGTTGTTAAATCAATATCGACCGTACCAAATAACCCGCGCTGGAAAATAATATCAACCCATAATTCCGACGACAAAACAGCGCCTTTAATTGGGCCAATGATTGCGCCGGTCTTTTCTGTTGCGATATATGGGCCATCTAAAGATCCGGTGCCTAGCGTTGGCCCTGTAAAGTTGATCACGGTTATTGTGTAGAACATCGATCCGCCATCCAAAACAACAGATGTAACCTCACCAGCTCCCACACCAGGGGACGGTGCAAAACCATCGTCAAAGGTGTAATCTAGTGATATGTTATAAGCAACTATAGAGGCGTCAAATGCCGTTTTTAGTGCGTCTGATGCGGTATCTTTCGTAACGTCGATTTTTATTGTTAATCCTGCAACGGTTGACGAATTGGCTGTGTGTTCAACCAAGTTAAACGCCGTACCGCTCGCGCCCTCGTTAATACCAAGAAGCTCTTGACCATCAACCTCATTCGAGGCAAAGGAGTTGGTGACGTTTGGCACGGTAACAACTTTAGCAACCGGCGCAAAAACAGTTGATGACGATCCGGTAAAGTTTCCTAGTGGCGTTTCACCAGCTCGAACCTCAGTAATATCAAAAAGACCAACGCCAACGTTCATTAACTGAGTGATTATTTTTTGATTGCTAACGTACTCGCTGACAGGCTCACCGGTCAAGTCGGGGTATACGCGAGGGCTACCAAATATTAATGGGTATGCTTGATATGGCCTAGCTATATTGGTTTGCCCTTGAAGGTTGTTGTTCGGGCTGTCTTTTCGTTGGCCAACATTACCAGGCACTTTTGGCAATAATAAAACTGTCGCTGCAGATACAAGAGCGGCAACAATGGCAATAATTGTCGATATACCAAAGTCTTTAACCTCATTAACAACAAAAACAACATCGTTATTAAATAGAGGCTGAAACAGCTCATCACTAGGATTATCGCCGAACTGCATTTCTTTCGAGTTAACAAATATTCTTGTTTTGTCGGGATTTATGCCATCGGGGTATTGTTGCATTAAAACAGTGGTTGCGTTAATGCCATCGCCAAACGAAGTGTATTCTCTGCCTGTCGCGCCTGATTGATCATTTTGTATAACAAGTTGCGGCATCATCTAACCTATAAATTCGTGATAGGTCATATTACCATATATGGCCTTAATCGCTCTAATGCTGTGAATCTCAACCTTGCCAGAGTGGCTGGCATTGCCGCGAGAATGCAAAACCTTAGTTGGGCCAATTGTTACGCCAACATGTGATGGCTGACCGCCCTTATAGCAAGTGAACAAAAGACCATGGCCGATTGGCTTATCTAGTTGTCGCCACCGATAGATCCCTGATTGCCAGCCTTGCGCCGTATCACATTGCCCTTTATCGTAACCATTGATAGTTGGTAGCTCTATGCCTAGAACGTGCTTGTAATAGAGCATTACTAATCCATAACAATCGCAGCTATCGAAACTTGAAGTCCTATCGATCCATGGGTTACCAATTACTTTATCAATAAAATTTTGCTGATTCATAACGCCCCCTAAAATAAATACAATAATAACACATTGAGTTGTTGACGTTGCGTTTACTGGGGTGTATTGTGTTTATTAACTAACAAGGGGACGGAATATGACATTAGAACAACAGGCAATTGAATTCGCAACCAAGGCACATGAAGGGCAAGTTAGAAAATACACTGGTGAGCCATATGTTACACACCCCATTGCGGTATCGGAGATTGTAAAAACCGTTACCAGTGACCAGCAAATAATAGCGGCTGCTATTCTTCATGACGTTATAGAAGATTGTGACGTCACTAGGGTTGAACTAATGAAAGAATTTGGTGTTATTGTTTCGTCACTCGTTTATCAAGTGTCGGACATTTCAAGGCCACACTATGGGAATAGAAAACTTCGCAAGACAATGGATCTTGAGTGGCTATCTTGTGCATGTGACAAAGCCAAAACCATTAAGCTGGCTGATTTAATTCATAACTCATCTAGCATAATAGTTGCCGATGAGAGTTTCGCAAAAGTTTACATGAGCGAAAAGCGGGATTTGCTTGAGGTTTTGCGCGGTGGCGACTTCGATCTTCATGTCAGGGCTAATATTATGGTAGAAAAATATCTATTATCTAACTAACTCCGCTTCGGGCGCAAAGGAACCAAAATGAACATAATCAACAAACCAGTAATACTAACGATCAACGGCGCAACTGTCGATTTCACAGCGAGCGGCACCAAGCTCGAAACTAATGAAATCAAGCTGACAACATTAACCCATGCAACAGCAGGGCAAGATCACCTCGATGGCTGTACGTGGCTTTTGTCTATTGCGGAAGTTAACGCGTCAATCGTTGCACAGGTCGAGGCGTTGCTACTATGAAAATAAACCACTTCCCAGTTCATTTAACCATTGAGGGTAAAACTTTTGAATTCGAAGTTGTCGGCACGCATTACCCACAAGACGAACATCAGCCTGAAGAATTTGACATAAATCATCTTTACCACTTAAAAAAGGGCGAGCGATACAGTACTGATTTTATTTCTTTATTGGATTGGCCACACGTAAAGGCCGAAGTTATTAAACAGCTAAAGGCGGGTGAGTTATGAGTGAAGAAAAGTTTACACAGGGCGAATGGACCAACCATCTTGACGGCACAATAAGAAACATTGACTGCACTCAGGTTGTTGGCACCTACACTATGAGTGGTCCGTTCCGTAATGACGAGCAAAAAGCCAACGCCAACCTAATGGCCGTAGCTCCGGAAATGTATCTAATGCTAGAAGATGCAATGTGCTTACTGGCTGAAAATGACAGCGAGTGCAAGGCATTGTCGAAAAAGATCAGGTTACTACGAATTAAAGCCCGAGGTGAGCATGAAAAAACGTAAACCAACAAAAGCGCAATCTATCAGGATCACATCGTCGCAAGACAAGACGGTTAAACGCAAACCGCCAGCGGTTGATAAGCTCGAGCAATCAACTTGGATGAAAATCGATGATCGCTCTATTGATCGGGATTTGCATTTGAATGCGGATGGTAGCTATAAGGAGGTTTGGGAATGATTGAATTCAATATAAATAATGATGTATTAATAAGACTTACCGATGTTGGCAAGATCGAGTTAAAACGGCAGGCGGCAAAATTAAGAGCGGAATTTCCTGGGCTTAATGCCGAACTCAGCTTACCAAAAGAAGATAGTGATGGGTGGAGCAAATGGCAAATGCATAGTTTAATTAGCCAACTTGGGCATATGGTAAACATGGGGAGCGAACTTCCATTCGAGACCAATATTAAAATCGACATCTCATCTGCCAAATAAAACAAAGCCGCCTAACCAGCGGCTTTTTCATTTAGATAGACTGCAAGCCTGGCCACTGATCTGGGTCGTAAAATTGTGTTTCCTCAGAAAGGATCGCTGGGTTATCTACGGTCAACTTAACACTAACATTATCACTACCAATGCTTATACCATTGCGAGCTACGTACAGCCTCCTCTCATATACCGGCAATGTAGTGCCGTCTTGATATTGCCTTAACCTAACCGTGATTGGATCCGTTATGGCCCCCAGCGGCGTTATTTGTAAAAGCGTTTGCCTAAACTGCAATCCGATCCGGCCAAAAGTTATAGTTCCCGCCTTTGTGCTGTCCGTTTCTTGATTGGTCACCATTGGCAGTTGCATCGACGCACCGGTAAACGTTTCGGGCGTGCCACTAACATCGAATATTTTTGAACTAAACTGATCTTGAACCAATCGCACAAACCCAAAATCAGGATGACTAAATTCAACGGTAAAAAATTGCAATACGTCTGCCGGTCTTTTTACCCAATATTCCCGCTGTAATTGACTAAATGTAGGTGTTGCCATCTATGAGGCCGCCCAAAATGTGTTAACTGCAATGTCGATAATATCAGACTGTTCAGCGTAAAGTATGATCAAGTCATCATTAACCAGTGCGTCATTTTGCGTTAGTGCCGTTGCATAAATGGTGCCGCGATAAGTCCAAACGCTAGTACCGGATTGCTCCGGACGTAATGGCATTTCAATGAATCGCACTTCATGAGGTACAAAACCCTCCTCCGTCCAGATATCTTTATTGAATGGTTCGCCGTTGGCAGTCTGTCGCAAAAATGCTTGAAACACTCGGGCGAGCCCTGGCGTTGGGCATACGACCGACACTTCCCAAATAACCGGCGATTCATCGGTGATTTTCTCGATGAATAACGGGCCATTAAAAGGCTGGCTAGTTCGAAACGTTTGCTTTTGCTGCCGCTGCTTGCCTAACTTAAAATTAGGCAAGTTACTTGGGTAGTTTAATGTTACTGCCATTTATCTTGCCTTAAATGTTGTGTTAGTTGACTGGCGCATTGCACGAGGGATCACGCCTTGGTTTCTGCTTATTTGATTGGCCACTTCATTGATGAAAACTTTTAGCTGCTTGCCGTCATCGCTCATCTGAGTTGTAACATTGCTCGGGGTGTTGTTTTCTATAGACACATTTAATGTTGTGCCGCCACCGCCAAAGCTATCTTTGTTGCTGGTTATTCTGCCGCTTTCGTTGGGGGTAAATATTTCTTTGCCGCGCTCACCAACTAAGAATGGTTTTCCAGCGCTAACAGGCCCACCGTGTTCACGCGAACCGCCCAAAGCAAGGCTATTAGATAAGCCAACGGTTGACGCAATACCTGCTGCCGCTGGGGCCGCATTGGCGCCAAAGCTAGCTAATGACACTAGAGCCGCTGGTGTTGCGTATGCCGTGGCTAATGTTGCAGCTGTTGCTACTCCTGCCGCCGCTGTTGTGGTTTGGGATACTATTGACTGTATGCCCATTTTTATTAGCGCGCCAACCATTTGAGTTAAGATAGACTGTGCCAACCCTTGAATCGCTTCTCTGCCGGATTGCGCGCCGGTTACGATACTGGCCATAGTCCCGACGATCTGGTTTTCTAATGCCTGCCAGTTTACCGCCGAATCTTCGGTTGTTTTTTTCTGTAATGCTGCAACCTGTTCTTGATGCTGGATGTTTAATTGGGCGCTTCGATCCAAAAATTCCTGTTCGGCTATTATTTTTTGCTCAAAACCCTGCTTTAGTATTTCAACCTCTGATGCTTGCCTGATGATTAGCGCTTGCAGTGGAGTAACACCAGTTCCAGCGACGCGCTTTGTAAGTCTTTCTTTTTCTGCGGCTTCCCTTCTGCCCCTTGCCTCGTCCAGCCTTTCTTCGGCGGTAAACATCTTATCAAGAGCATCAGATAGGGCGTCGGCTGCGGCTTTTTGTTTTGTGAACCCACCTTCACTTGATTCTGTTAGCGCTTTATCTAGATCTTTTGATGCAAGTTCTAATACTTTTAAAATGTCGGTGGCTTCTGACGCACTTGCTGTTGAGTCACCAGACGTTTCTAACAGCTTTTTGAACGAATCACTTACATTAGAATTAGCTCTTGACACAGAAAGCGTGGCCTCAGAAAACTCCTCCATTGTGATTTTTGAATTCTTAAAATCATTGATAGCTATCAAAAGGTCAAGCGCCGATTCTTTTGATATTTTAAATTCTTTTACGGTTGACGCTATAGCTTCTCTTATTTTTGTGGCTTCTTCTATTCCGAATATCCCAGCAACAAGCCCCTCCTGTTCAATGGCGGCGCCTGTGACAATTTCCTTTACTGTTTTACCTAATCTCTTTGCTGCGCCCTCTGCCGTTGCGAACTGTTGATTAAGCAATGAGGTACCTTGGCCAAATCCGGCCCACTCGGCGGCGGCGTCATTTATTGATTTTCTGGCGTCAATGATTGCTGATCTTGCTTTTTTCATTGCTAGTTCAATCTCAATGCCTGCCGCAACCCTTGATTTTTTTGCTAACTTCTCTATTCCAGATGATAATAGCGTGATCCCGTCGTCTGTAGTAATTGCCGTTTCACGAAGCGACTCCATAACTTTCTGTAGCCGACCAACAGCAGTTTCGCCGTTAAATAACGCTGGCAGAAAAATACCCGCGATTGACGCCGATATGCCAGTTATAGCACCAAGCAAAGGGAAGCCCAGCACAAAGCCTAAATCGGCGCTCTGCTGGGAGAATGCAAGCATTGGACTTTGGCCACCCTGGACTTGCCCTATAAATTGCTGAAACTGAATCCCGGCCTGTCCAGAATTTCGGCTAAAGTTTTTAACGTTATTAGATGCTTTCCCTGTTGCGTCGCTAACATTTGTGATTCGTGCTCTGGCTCTTTTTGCCGCTTCGGTTTGGATGTTGAGCGCCCTAGCAGATGCCTCCGACGCCTCTTTAAGTTTTTTTGTCTTGCTTGCGGCGTCCAGTGCCGCCCTTCCGGTTCTGCTTATTTCATTTCGCAGCTCTGACGCTTCCTCTCGAAGATCAAGCAGCTTTTTGGTTGCGACCTTGTTTATTTGTCCGTAAACATTAGTAACCTGACCGGTTTTTGATATCTTTTGGCCAGCAGATGTTAGTTCGTTTTCTAGAGCACTAATAGCATCAACTTGCTTGTCTAGTGTTCGTGTGAAGTTTTTAACCGTCTGATCGACTTTTTTGAAGCTTGATTCCATTCGCCTGGTCGATTGATCGATCACCTTTTCGGCTTTCAATTGAGAGCTGGTATCTGTCTCGACTGTATAAGTTATTGAGCCTACATCAGTGGCCATTATTTATCCTTCTTCACATAGTGCCAATAGGGCCGCTTCTTGATCTTGAGTTGGGCCATTGCTTGGCTGCGGTGGAAACTTAGCTTCCATCCTTCTGACAAATTGAGTCATAGTCATATTAGCGGCGTCCTCGAGACTTGAGTTCAGATGCTCTTGAGCCAGCTCAATAAATGCATACGCATCGAATTCTTCCATAGGCTTACCATCGCCCTTTGATTCGACTTTGCCACAAATACCATGCAATAAACAATGCTCCGCTAGGATAACAGCATCGTTAATCATTGGTAAGTTATGGCTTGGCTGGACATACAAAAACCTTTGCTGGGACTCGCTGAATTTTACACGACCAGTCAACGACTCGGGGATCGCTTTGTCGCTGCAAGCATTCAGCACGATCAAAGCAATATTGAATTTATGCCATGGCGCGCCGGATAAGGTAAACGACTTAAACAACTCGACAATCTCAACCGGCGATCCCAATTTGGCAATGTTCGCAAAAGTAGGGGCAAGGCGATATTTCACGCCCTGCCATTCTATTTCCGCATGTCCGTATGCCAGCAGCATTAGACTTTAGCCACTTCGATCCAAGCCGCTTTACCGCTAACGCCGGTCGATGTCATCTTAAAACTGAACTCCCCAGTATTCGCATCGTCTGTCCCGAAGGATCGGGTATTGCCAGTGAAGATTACGAACACAAAAATATTATCAAGGCCATTAGCCTCAACAAATTTAAGCCACATGGTCGGCTGTCGTCCGGCTGTGACTTCGGTGCGGCGATATGCGCGGAGTTCTTTTTGTGAAGTCGTCACGGTATCTTTTAGCGAGTTAAAGCCTGACACGGTAATTTCAGCCGTCATGCGGGTGATCGCCGTTTCGTTTTCTGCACCGCTATCATCGTTGGTTGTGTCGACTTCGGTGCTGGCCTCATCCAGACTCTTGGATTGAGTGATCCCTATCGGCTTATAGCTTAGAGCCGTTTGGTCATCATCACCACAGCCAGCGGCCCAGGAGACAGCAAGGAATTTGCCGAAATCAATATCAGTATCACATACTGCCATAATATATAGTCCTATAAATTAAATTGAATATTCAGTTTGCATTATATCACTAAATTACGGGCAATAAAAAAGCTACTCGAAAGTAGCTTTTGGCTTAGATAAATCACCTTCCCAGTTGAATGTTGGATGGTGTTTTTCTGATATTACATGAACATTGTTACAATCCAACCGGTCAGCAATGCTAACGATGGCCTAATCATGGCCATAAATACGGCCTTGCCTAGTCTTTCCGATTGACTAATGGAGCTGTCAGATTCTTGCTCGTTATATTGATAGGTAATGTAATTGATAATCAAAGATAGCCCAATTGCGGCCGGTATAGACAGGCTTTCAACTCCAAATGTTACAGCTACAAACCAGTCCCATAAGACGCTAAGTGCATACCCTGAGAATGTTATTGATAACGGCATTAATATTAAATATGAGCATACATATCCGAAGATTTTCATTTTATTTCCTTGTTGATTAAAACAAACCCGCGTGTGCGGGATAGGCTTATACGAAATAACACACCCCTTCAATGTGCGCCAGTAATGGTGAATTATCACCGGCAATTTCGCATGTCTCATCATGCGTTGGAAATTCTATGCAATAATCTAAGCCATAAATCATTAACGGCATGACAAGGATAAAACCAAATAACAATGTAAATAATAACATTGCGTCTCCTCCCTGTTCATAAAATCAATATAACATTACGTTTATTGATGTGTCAATCAATATTAAACGCAACAGTCAAATTAATCTCAAATGCTCGCCTGCCGTCGGCGGTGATAAATGGGCCGACGACCCCGCTAGACACGATATTAGCCAGGCAGCCGTTATCGGTTGGGTTATTAACCAGATACTTTTCCATATCAATAGCCAAACCGTTAGTGATCACTGAGTCTTGTTGCGACGCCTTGCCAACGACCAACACCAACATAGGCTGAGACTTAAAAAACGTTCTATCCGGCGCTGACAGCGATCCTGTTTTGCGGATCATTACCACACGTTCAGTCGGTAACTTATCAGTTAGGTCAAGTTCAAACGCCTGGAATATTGGGGCCGGTTGTGCATTGCCCAAAATATCAGTGAACGCAGCAATAAAACCACCGGCTATCAGGTGATCTTCTAGTTGTTTTACTTCTAGGTCTGCTATTGTTGCCATGGTTTAAACCTTAAATATTTGCTCTGCTCGTTTAATTGCTGTCACTGATGTTGCGTCCTCAAAGCCTCGGTTAAGAAACTTTGGTTTTGCATTCATGTTTGTAGCTGGTGCGCCTGGTGCTGCTACTGATGTCGAGCCGTCTTTTAGTTTTCTTCCGCCCTTTACTTCATACTTGGGCAGCGGCCTCGGCTTCCATAGCGGGCTGAATGTCTCATCACCATTTAGTGCTGCCGCATAACTTGCAACATACGTTAGACGCCCAACAATCGTACCATTAAATGTATTAACATCAACGTCAGTAAACGCGCTATTAATTAGATCTCCAAACGCTATCGGCGTCAGCTCTTTCGAATGAAGCAGTCCTATTGATAAAACCAGATTAACAAATTGCGGCGCCTTTTTCTCGTTGATATCCTTAAAGATGCGCCCCATATTTTTACGTACGGCCGCCGCGCCGGTTACTGGCATTAAGTCAATACCATTACATCGTCAACATCCCTGCCACCATCTTGAAGCTTGGCAACTCGAATATATTCAACTTTTTCCACTGCGGTCGGGTCTGATTCAATCGATTGATCGCCCAAGGCAATGGCCCAGTTAAGCTTAGGCAACCCATCTGCCGCGACAAACTCAAACCAATAAATCGATGCGGGAATAAATGAGTTGCCTTGGCTATCATTATATTGCCTAGTTGCCCCCTGTTCGAATGTCACGTTAGTCAAATAAGGCGAACCAAATGTCGTACCGGTATATGGATCACTACCGGTTATCGGCCAAATGGTAACTATCTTTTTTGCTGCGCGTCGCGTTGGTCTGGTCATAATACAGGAGTCGCAGGATCACCGGCAGCAAGGAATAAAAATGTTTGCTGGACTAGATTGTTGGAGCATCCCGCAGTATCAAGCGTTAACAATAGCCTGCCGCTTTGGGTGGATCGTAAGCCCTGGCCACTGCCTTGATTCTCGAATGTTGTTGATGCTCCATTTGGTGCACGCTCGCTTTTAACTTCACCACCCTCGGTTAATTCAATGAAATGGCAAACCGCATAAATCAGAATGGTTTCAGCTTCGGGTATGGAATAAGCCGCCTCGACACATGCGCCAATTCGAGCTTGTACGGTATCAATTAGGCGAGTTATTACCGTGTCAGATAAACTAGTCGGGCAGACTTCTTTTACGTCTGGTATTGTGATTGGTACGGTCATTTTATGATCCTGAGAATTTAGCTATAATACCGCCGATAATGGCAGCTACCAAAATAGCGCCGATGATTGAATTTTTTATCTTATTGTTATTATCACTCATTTGTTTTAGTAATGGCATTTGCTGCTCTACCGAACGAAGTCGAATATCAAGAGATTTGTTTTCTGCCTTGGTTTCGTCCATTTCTTTACGATAATACTTAAACTCTCCGACTAACTCAGAAAATTTACTGATCAGCTCCGTTAGCCCATCTTCTATTTTTTCTAGTTTATCGTCACTCATCTTTGAGCCTCTTACTGATTTTATGTTGGCTAGTTAATGCCTTAATCATATCATAAACCGGCACTAAAGCCGTAGTGATGTGATAGCCCACGCATAGTAGTAACAACCCGTCCCAAAATGGCGCCCAGGTCGATTGGTTTAAGCTTAAGGCTGGATGAAACAATAAGAATATGAATGAGTACTGTAATTTCCTCAAAGCTGTTATAAAGCCACGTTTCAACGTTTGCATTGACATAACTATCCATGGCCATTAGTAGTTGAAATACAGCCATTATAACAAGAGTTGATTTTATTTTCTTATTGGCTAAATAACGCGCAATTGTAATGTAAACAAGGGAGTAGAGGCAGTAAAATTGAACCTGGGATAGTGCGTCGTATAGCGGGGAGTAAGCAATCGCTAGGCAAGTAAAAATCGCAAATGATACTTTACATCTAGCCGGTGTTGGCTTGGTTAACAGAAGTAGATAAGCAAGCAATATACAAGAATCAGCATAAGTTGCCGAAACTTGTATATCATTTAAACTAAGAGCTTTGCTCAACTGGCTTGGAAGGTTGACCAAAGTCGTCGTGCTCATCGAGCTTACGTGGCTTTTTAACTGTAGAACCCATGATAATAAATCCATAATTATAAAAACCCCATTGTATCAGGTTATAAAGTAGCGTGCAGCCGGTTAGCGTACTCGTCCCAGCGTTGCAGCCTGGGGATTAGCACCTTCACGCTTTGATAGTTAACGCCGTTATCTTTGGCCGCCTCGCTTATTCCAGCACCTTTGCGGATTACAGACCACGCGCCATCAAACGCGCCAGAGCTGGGATTGCGAGAGTTATTCTCATTGTAAATCCACTCGCAACGATCATCATTGGCAGTGTGATACCAATCCTTTAGCGATTTCATGCGATCAACTAGTGACTCGCGCAAACTTATTGCAGCAACACGACGGGCGGCGGTTAAGTTGTCATACTTATTGTGATATGCATCGTCAATAGTTTGTCGTTTGGGCTTGCCACGGATTAGCTCTAAGTGAAAGTCTAGGCAAATTTCAAATTGTTCATCGTTCATATTTACTACTCATTATTAGTTAAGATAATTCATAATAACATTAAACATAATGGTTGCAAACATAATGTTGATAGTATATTGTGTTTATCAACTTAATAGAGGAGCAGAAAATGAATACAGATAAATTAATCCCAACCAGCTACGTTAGGAAGTTCACGCCGCTGGTTCGTGGAGATCGAGTTTACAAGAAAAATAACACGGTTTACAAAGTTGAAAACGAGTTAATTTGGAATAACGACTATGATAATGAAGGCTGGTATTTAGTATCATTCGCCGACCGCCCAAACACCGGAGTCAAGGCGGCAGTTTGTGATGCCGTGGTTGTTGATGTGATAACCGGCGTAAATAACCCAAAGCCTGCACCGGTGAGTGATTTTCAATACTGGTGGACTGACGGAACGATTAAATCATGGAAACCTAACCACGCCGCAATGCTAAAACAATACCAAGCAGAGCCAACAAACGATCAGCACCACATCGAGATTCAAATTGAAGCGCTGGGCGAGCCTGTTGAACCGGTTGAGTTTGTTGAGGCAGAGCGCAGTCAGGGTGGCCCTGTTGCTATGCCGACATTTGAATTTAGCGAGCCTACCATGACCGAAGTGATTATGCCTGATGGCGAAAAGCGAACCGTTGGCGTTGTCAGTTGCTATGAAAAACCAACATTCACACAAGCAAAACTGGAGGTTTATCACGGCGATGAGTGGCATGAATGCATAAGATTTGGTCTTGATATATTTGGTAATCACGCTTATCAAATATCAAGCGGTGAGTTCAGAGGTGAATTTAACGCAACAAGCAAACCTAGTGATTTTAGAAAAGATAGCCGAACAGACGAAGAAAAGTTGCTTGATGCTGTTGCTCTTACTACAGGATTGAGGCCGCAAAATGGCCTTCATCAGGTTGTTAATAATTTGCTATCTAGCGACAAATTCACAATCACATTAAACTAACCGCGCATAAGCGCAATTAAAAACCAGCCCCATCCGTGGGGCTTTTTGCTATCTAGTAATTAGACAAATAAATACTAGATAGCGACGTCGCACTAGTAATAGTCACCACGGTGTTATTACCTTCCGCACCCATCCAGCCACCATATTCAGCAGTGAATACCGTTACCGTATCACCGGCTGCAACCACGATGTCTTTACCGCCAGACGTATCGACCGCGCCTATAGTTGGGCAATCAAATGTCGTCACACCATCGCCTAATAGATTAACAGTAATAGGGACAACGTCACCATTAACGATTGTTAGCACTTGTTTAAAAGCGCTGAATGCCAACGCGTGAGGCCCAGCACTTGCGTCAAGTATATTGGCCGTAATATTTGTTTCTGCCGCTGTTAACGGCGTATTGCTCACTAAAAGTGTCATGATTTTATTCCTGTATTAAAGTTATATTGTATCACGGAGCTTAGATCTTGACCCAACCATTCATAAACACCGAAACCGTATTACCGGCGGGGGTTGCTCGAGCTGACACTTTCATTCGTGCGGTGCCGGGTATTTCAAGCGCAGGGTTAAACTTAATGGTTGATGGCGCATCAGTCATGGTTACGGGAACGTTGAACAAAAATACGCCTGGATAAACAATCCCGCTATCGCTTGAGTCACTCCTGAATATAACCTCGGTCCCTTTGGTGTCGCCACTTAAAACCATATCGGTAATATAAAAAGTACTCGATGGCAGTAAGTGCCTCAACGTAGTCAATGATTTATTGCCGAGTGGTGAGATCCGATTATATATAACCGCTGGTCCGGCAACATCTGTTACATCAACGGTCCCAACGGCTGCACCTGTTGAGCCAACTTGAACGCTGTGAAAGTCGATAATGTCAGTAATATTAGTCGCCACACTTAAGACGGGAGTCACACCGTCAAGATCGAATTCTTCAAAAGCCAACACGTCGGCGGTAGTTATAAAATCAAGACGAACACGCTGGGATCCTGTGCCAGCTAACGTATCGCTTGCGCTGCTACTTAATATTTGAATTTGCTGGCCTACCGATTGATTTGGTTCTGGAATTGTTACCGCTCCACCTTCCCAAATGTCATTCCAGACCAACCCGCCGCCAATGTTACCATTGTGGCCCTCGATCCGTAATTTACGAGTAACCCCAGTTGGAATGCCGTCATTTATTACGGTGTTATTTAGTTCCTCGTCCTTAACGTTGATCACATTAATATTAACTGGTGAAAACGCCCACAACGGAGATCCGCCGCCTCCGTAACGAAATCTATTATTACCTGGGGAATGCTCCTCGTTTGCAGTCTCGTCAGTTGGTTGCGTTGCACTTATAGCAAGCTTTATCGTTGAGCTGCCAATAACCTGTACCGATATGCCGTTTAGCGTGGACAATCCGGTTGCTGCATAAACATCAGTCCAAATGTTTGGCTGTAGGGTTATATTCGTTAATGTGTCGGCCATGATAGATCTCTTATTTGAGTAATAAATCTATTATACGTTTTTGACTAACCAATGAATAGATTACTTTTAGAGCGGTTGTCTACTCGCCATAGTGGCTTAAGATTTGATAGCGCATTTATTATTGTAGGGCTTGTTTCGCCCTCTCTTACAAACCAAGACAACGGTTTTATATGGTCAATTTCCCACTCGCCGTAATTATCCCAGCCCATGCCATCGGTTAACATTGGCGTTATGTAGTTAATTAGATCGATACCATTATAGCCAAGTATATCTGTGGTTTTTGTTTGTTTGGTTTTGTCAGTGGCAATTAGCACTCTACGCAATAGCGTCCTTACAATAAAACCAGCTCGATATTCCTCATCATTTTTATATCGCTCTCTGTGGCGAGCGTTTATTTTATCTTTGTTTTCAGATGCGTAAATTTTTGCTTGCGCAAGTATTGTACTTCTGTTCTCTTGGTATCGGATTGAGTTTCTTTGGTTGTTTTTGGCCTTGTTATCTTGGTGGTATTCGGCTAAATATTTTTTGTCGCTCGCCTTGTCCTCGTCAGTTTTGTTGGCTCGGTAATCTGCCATGTATTTATTGTTTTGTTCGCGCTTACATTGTAAGCATCTTCTTCCGGAAACGCTACGCTCTGATAAGTGGTTATATTTACACGGGACACCAGAATAGTAAGTTTTCAATCCGAGAGAACGAGCTTCTTGAAGTGTGATTGCTTTCATATTAACCTCATTAGGGTTACTCATTACTGAAAGGGATTGCCAGAGTGGGTAATGAATCCACCTTTTCGACCGCTAAATCTAGGCATGTATTTATTATATACTAGGCAAATAAAAAAGGTCACTATTTCTAGTGACCTTTGGCTTAGACCTTGTCGGGGTTATTTTTTACTGACTTTCTTAGGTTTTGGCTTTTCTTCGATAACTGCTAAGCAGACACCTCGACGAATTAAGCTCTTGCCTTGAAAATCTGAAACCTCAGTTGGTTTGTCCACTTCTAATTCTACCGTTTCGCCATCTATTAAAACGTAAACAGATGGCCGGTTAGTTACTAGTAACATAACAGGCCTCCATTATTAATCCGCGAATAGTGCGCATTTATTGTCGGAGAAATCAGTCTTAGCTAACCAACCGACCGAGTTCCATTTAATAAAATTAAAGTCGTCATTGTGAGCTTGACGCTGCACTGCATAAGTGCTAATGCCCATGCCAACAACCGGATGAAAACCCTGCTGGCTATCCCAGAACATAAACATCTCATTACCGCTAAGTTCAGGATCCTCGTACACCTCCTTGATACCTCGCAGTTCTTCGATGAAATCGAGGATCTTGCCAAAGGTTGAGTCAGTCAATGCAACTGAGCGCTCCCAGTTAGACATGATTTCCTGAGACACCGCAACGCGTAAATCTTGCGCACATTTATTGGTAATACGTAAGATGTCACGGATGCGTCGAACTTCGTCTTGAACATCCTGGGCCGCCGAAGCTGCTGCAGACAAATCAAGGCCGATAGTCGCAGTCGCAATTGATGGATCGGCTTTGATGCCCAACCATGAACGGCCTTTGACTTTGATATCCGCGTCACCATTCCAAAGATAGCTGTTGTTTTGCTCCATCAATGACAGCTCACATTCGCGAGAGTCATCAACTAGTGCGTCAAAACCTTCGGCGCGCATTGATTCAACTTCACGCCAAGTGCGACCAAAACCGATATCGTGAATCGGAACAACAGTACCAGCAAACTTGTAATCAACATGGTCCATCTTAATACCAACCTGACCAGACATTGAAGTTTGCCCTTGGCCAGCTTGAGACGCCTTGCGGTGCTCAAATACTTCTTTGCCGATATTAACCGGTCGACCGACTTGCAATAGCTTGGTTAGCGTTGAGAATTCGCCCTGGCTGCGCGCTTCGATTTTGGTCGTTGCATCAAATTCGCGAAATGCTTCGGCGGGTGTTTGTGCGGCATTGGTCATTGTCAGCATTGTTTCCATTGCTGGCAAACCTGCAGCGCGAAGGTTATTCGCTTCTTTCCATTGACCTTCTACAATCCGTTTTTCTTGTGGCGTTTCGCAGTGAGCGTTGCGCATAATTAAACATGATTTCATACTATTCTCCTATAGCGCGCTAACTAGAACCAAAGTTCCGGCTACAGTTACATTGATGATCTCTTGTGCGCGCAACATGGTAAAGTCGGTCGCTACAGTTGAAATCTTGAAAGTGCCGTCGCCGTTAGAAGCTAATGCAGTACCCTTGGTGGTAATGTTCTGCGTTGCTGCAACACGAACATAAGCAAACTCACCGGAGCGCAACGCAATGGCCTGGCCGGTATCGCCAACCGTTGCCACTGTGCTAATGTCGCCACCTAAATGCGCGCCAATCTCACGAGCTAGTAAAAGCTCTTGCGCTTTGATGGTCGATGCTGCCGAGGCGGTTGCCAAGCCCGTTGCGGTTTGAACTAACAGTTCACCGGCCGAATAGGCGTCAAGTACAGCGCCCTCCACGATCAACGGCTTTTGGTTTGCACCATCCGCAGGGCCGACCCAAATTTTATTACGTTTTCCCATGCTCAGTTACTCCGGTAAGTCGTTGTCAAGGCCGTTATCATCATCAGCGTTATTTAGCTGGCGAGGATGACCATTAGAATTAAAAGCAGGAGTTCCGTTAGCTGCCAGGAAAGCGTTGCAAGCCGCTAGGCCCATTGCTTTAGCTGCCACTTCGTCAATGCCTTTGTTTAGTGCGACAACTTGAGCAACTACAGTTTCAAGCTCTTTGTCTGCGTTGGCGGATAGTTGCTCTTTTAGCGGCGTTACTGCTGCTTCAACTGCTGTATTAATAGCGGTTGTCACTTCTTCAAGCGTCAAGGCATTAACCACTGGGGCCGGAACTGGATCGGCTTTCGTGTTCATTGCTTCGGTTAGTTTTGCTTTAAGGTCTGCGTCCGAGATATCAGCGTTAACCGAGATATTCTTGGCAGCTAACAAAGCAATTAGTTCAGTACGATCCATTATGGAATCTCCGTCATCATTGTTAGTTGGTTTGTTCTGTTCGTCATTATAACCCATATTCCGCGCCCATGCCAAAAGGCGGTTAAATACGCCATCTTTTGACGAATTTGACGCAATACGTGTTAGATACAACTTAGCACTTTCGCTGTTAGTGGCCTGCTGCAATGGCTGCTTAACCGCAAAAGGTTTACCATCGATAATATCTGCAAAGGCATTAGTGTATGCATCGAAGCTGTCGGCGTTGTCCTGGTCGAAGTTCAAAAAGAATTTACGGAAGTTAGTTGATGGCTTTTCGGTACTATTAGTAAACACTTTTATGCGTTCGATAGCTGCGGCCTGGTTCCATACATGATCGTTTGGCGCTATTGGCAACTGCAGGGCTGGGGTCGAAGCGTTACTAAATAGGTCAACGATGTCAGTATCAAGGGTATTACCATCGTTATCGGTTGCGCTGTTTACGTGGAGCCCAACGCCCTCAAGTTTATTTTTGGCGCCAACTTCATTGGGTAGAAATGCAACATGATCCAAATGCAGGCTTGAAGCTATACCGGTGAACGGTTCGCCATCATTGCCAAAACCCTCCTCGTCATCGATATTGAGGAAAAAGCCGGTAGATACATCGATAGGATCGCCATTCTCAATAGCCTGGATAATCTGTCGACCACTTTCGCTATTACTTGCAACTGATGGATCAATAGCGACATCTGAGATAAGGCGATCACCACGCATTGAGAAATTAAAGGCAAATGCACCAATAAAATTAGATGCCAAGGCTAACGGGTCGGATGCACTGATAAACTCGCCATTATCGCCAACAGGGTGACTTGACGGCATAACGACACGCTTATTAGCCATTCCGTTAGACAGCTTTACGGTTTCGTCTAGTGGGTATTTAATTTGGTTCATCACGGCATCGCCAATCATATGGCTAACACCTGAGACTATGATATGTTCTTTTCCACGCACATTTTGACGGGATAAGAGGTCTTTATTGACCACCATTTTACTGCGGGTTTGTAGTAAGCGTTTCATGAAAACAACCTCTGCTTCAATAAATAACCCTCAAGAACCCAAATTTTATTCCTTGCGTTCTCTTTTGCTATCTTCTCGCCTATTTCTTGATTAAAGTTTTCAGGGCTGGCACAAGCTGACTCGCCAGTTACAGTGAAACCGTTTTCTAGCGTCATGCAGCACACCGTTAAACATGTTGCTTGAAACACATGGAATTCAACTGACTTAATCTTTGAGTCGATAAGGTCGGGCGTTAATCGCGGCGCGTTAAGTCCCTTGTCGTTAATTTCTTTCTCTATTGATTGCTCAGACATAAAAAAGCCCTATTTGATTAATAGGGCCAATTATAACACTAATTTTAGTTATGGTTAACTAATGCAACTGACTACCACCAGCGGCGAACTCAAGCGCGGTAATATCTTCGGTTTCTACTGCAATTAGGCCGCCGAAATAAGCTGTTGTTAATGCATAGTTGGCAACCATATCGGGATCCATTTCCTGGCATTCGTCATCTGTGAATTCCTGGTCGACTGCGACCGACTGATTGCCGATGGTAATTATGGTTCGTTTGAATGGCATCAATCTATCCCCAAAGCTTCTTTATGTATCGACAGAATTAGCCCGTTGTTAAATTTCACGCTGTAGAATCCATCGGGCGCGAGTTGGCTGGTTAATGTGCCGGTTAGGTGATAACACCCTAGCAATCGCTTGTATTCCTGATTACTTCGGCAATCTGTTAGGGCTATTACTAGGGCTGTTTTCATATCAATTCCTTATCCAATATACTGAAACTTACTAGCAAATAATACAGCCAGTTCTATTAGCTTCCATAACCCAAGCGGCACAGAAATCAGCAATGTGCCGCACATAAAAATAAATAAACCGCTAAAATCAGGTACTGGCCCCATATTATTTCCCCTGCTCATTTACTTTCTGCCAAACCCTCAACTCAGCAATAGATATTTTGCTATCCTTCCATTGGTCGCCGGTTAGTTTGGGCATTTTGATACCAGAAAGTATAGTCAGACCACCTTTCCAGTAATCAACGCCGCAAGCAATGTGCATTTTAGAAAACCCCCAATCATCTCTATCTGTATTGTAAAGAATAATATCATCATCAAACAAATCAGCATCCGGCAGCTCGCTCAACCATGGGCGGGGGTCGTGTTTGGATACAATGTCGAACTCGTTATTCTCCGTACTTCTACCGTCGCGAACACGATTCAAATAAAACCCTTCTTCATCCTCAAGCATTAGTTGCGTTTCGTTTCGCTTAATCAAGCTGACAACTTGATCGCCTTTCAAAACAAACCTATCCCCAACCTTAGCCTTACTTAAATCAATCATTTTTGTTTCCTTTATTGGTGTAAAAGTCATGGTGCCTGGGCGACCATTCATCATTTCTCTAATCTTCGCTTCGTCAGTTTCGTACTCTACGTGTGGCCGCTCATCAAGCGCCAGCTCGTAGCGCATGTTTTGCCATTGCTGGCGGGTGTAGCCCTCGCTCGTAAACGACCAGTTGGAACTGCCGAGCTTTTTTAATAGGGTGTCGTCTTGAATACCAACGTACTGATGACCATTCCACTCGCTCACCTTGCAAGCCAGCCACTCAAGATCGTTTTGTGGGATGAATTTGAAGTCATTCAAAAAGACATACATACTCGAGGTATAAATAAGCGGATCGCCTCCGTACTCATAAAGAACGCAGCTATTAACGGATTTAAATACAGTTGCTTTTTCGCCTTTCTTACTGATCCATTTTTGATTTACTTTCGGTGTTACGTTTTTCATGTTATTTCCTTGTGGCTCTCGCGATGGATGAAGTGAGCAAATGAGCAAATCTCATCTGCCAACTTTTCCTTACTTAGATAGTGGCTAATTTCATTAGCGACAAAAGTGCCGTCATCAAATTTGATGATAATTATAGATTTTTTCTCGTTTGTTGCTGTTGGCTTGTCCTCGACCCATATTCTTTCAATCATTTCACATCCTTATTTGTTTAACTAAACACAACGATAACACAACCAATGTCAGTGTCAAGCGTTGCGTTTAATTAAGTTACGAGAACATTAAGCCCATAGCAGCAGTGCCACCGCTAAGCACTAGCAAGCTGTCAATACCATCCATTAGCGTGTCGTATTGGTCATCATAGCCTTTCTCTTGATCCATCAACACGCCAACGGTCAACAGGTCACACTCACTAATAAACGGGACCACCCAATCGGTCGGGCAACATGCCGCATCATTAAACCAGGTTGTGCCGGTTATCTTGTTGCCGTCGTCGTCATGTATGGCAGGAATAAACACCTTGCCCATTTTAATCTGAGGCTGGCAGTTATTATGCCGAACGAATTTGTTTTGATTAGCACCGCGCTGAACTGACACAATCGGTATTTGCTTGCGCTTTTTGAGTGTGGTGATTAGCCCTTGCCCCGCTTGCTTATCTTCAATAGACATATGCCTAACGCTTATCCGTTGAGTCACCGGTATCATGTTGCGCCATTGGTCCCAGAGCATTTCGGCCTGCTGTAGCAAGTCGAGAGGATCCCACTTGCCTCGGCTAATATCCAATATGTATAAATTGCCATCTTCACCAATACCGCACAGCAGAAACACAGTAAAGTCCAGACGATCACCAACCTTGCCCGAGTTAGTATCGACATAAATGCCAAGTGATTCCATAAATGGCAGCTTGGTATATCGACCGAACCATGACGTATCAATCAGGCCGCCCGACATCTTAGCCGGTGCTTGCTGGTACTGACTCAAAAACGTATATTCGTCACGCTCCCATAAATCGATAAGCTGATCAATATGCTCCATTTCTGGCCAGTATGACCAATGTTTGACGCCGCCAATAACTCGACAATCTGAATCTTTAATAGCTTGCCAACACAACTCTCGGATGTCAGGCTCTAACTCTTTTAAATAATCCTCGGTAATCAGAGCTGGTATTGTTATGGGCTTGAATTTAACGCCCATACCGCCCGACATACAAAACCCGATTGTATCGTCAACATGCAAACGCTGTTGTATCAAGAAAAATGGTGTTGGATGATCTTTGGATTTATCACCACGGCGGGACCGGACTGTGTTGGTTAGTTTTCTGTGTGACGCCTCGCGCTTGACAGGGCTAAACATATCTTCGGGCTTATCGGGATCGTCCAGGTTAACCGAACCACTAAAGTCGGGCCCAAAGTAACCACCGCGACCGCCTGTAATCTGACCGCCCATTGCTCGGCTAACAGTATTGCCGGTTACCTTGCCTTTCTCGTTGATAATCTCCCATTCTTCGGCCTGGTTAACGCCAAACGAGCTCGGCCATAGCTCTTGATATTCTTTAGAGCTGATTATGTCACGCGTGCGCCTTGAATTACGCTTAACTAGCGTGTCAGCAAATGATAGGTTGAGATTGCGGAACCGTTTTAGTACGCCAGTTTTCACTAGCATATTAGTATAGGCTGGTAAGTGAATGCTCATGAATTCGGTCTTAGTGCCACCAGGGGGAATAGAGATCGCCAAGTTGGTTGATGAGTGACCACCACGCACGACCTTATCGATCTCTTTTGCCATCCACTTATGATGCCAGTTGACTAGCATCCGGTCGCCCTGCAGCATTTCAAACCATAAACGAGTGAAGTTTAGGAATGACTTCTCAGACCTAATCTTTATCGCCAGCCTATCGGGGAAATCCATTTCTTCCCATTCGAGGAGGTTAGTCAAGATCGTCTATCTCACCAGATAGCTTTGATTGTGCTTCGTTGTAATCAGATGGCGTGTAAACCTTTGGCGTCATGCTGCCGTCGCCACTGCGGTGATCGTGTTCAGACTTGTCCTTAAGCCCTAAATCACGCGCAATAATATTAGCATTAAGCAGGTCAGCAGCAGCACCAGAGAACTTTTGTTGGTAGATTGTCTGTTTGATATCCGCAACGAGTCCGATAAAATCTTCACGTTTACCGTAATCAGATAAGCAATCTTGGCTGATATCAAGGAACAAACAAAGACCCGCTACGGTCATTGCTCGCATCTTTGGCAGATCTTCTGTAGTTACTACACCCTGGAATGCAAATGCCTTAGTTTCATACAGTGGATTGTCCTCGCACCACTGGAAATATTCACATGATGCTTTCCATAATTGCTCGGGTGATTCAAACAATGGTTTGCGCCCGTGGGAGCTTCTTGCCATCCAAAATCTATTCTCTTTTGGTGCGCTCATAATGGGCCTCATAATCAATTAAATAAAACACAATTATAGCACGCTATGTTTGTTCGTATGCATCCGCCAAAATTAGCAAGCCAATGCCCCATGTCATCGATAATATTTCACACACAATACTATTTGTTGCCAATGCCACAGATGTCATCAACAGAAACATTGCTGTGTATACAATTAGTAATATTAAATCTAATTTCATCGCCCTTGCCTCTTAAATTTGCTGCGCTTGTTGTGCTTGCGGTGACTTGGTGTGTACTCCTGGTGATCTGGCGCTAGGTTAATTTGTGGGCCAGTAGGCGAAATGTCTACGCACTGGTCAATATGGCCAGCGTGAATAATAAATATATTCTCAGCCTCAACATACGGAATAAAATAATCCGTCGATCCCCGATTCATTATATCTCTAGAATTACTCATAATTTTTCCTCACTCATTAATTAAACACTCCCGTTGCGTAAAGCAAGCTATAACCAACCACTGCAGCGAAGAATACAAACAGATATAACTCGACGGCTTTTTCGTGGTGGGTTTGTTTTTGTTTCATGCGCTGCCGATCCGCTCACTGGCAATATTAAAATATCCCTCATCCAGCTCAATGCCAATAAAATCACGATTAAGGTTTTTAGCTGCCACTCCAGTGCTGCCGCTTCCCATTGTAAAATCTAAAACCGTTTCATTTTCGTTGGTATAAGTTTTAATTAAATACTCCATTAAGGCAACAGGCTTTTGTGTAGGGTGTAATTTGCCGTCTTTTCTGTTTGGTATTTCAATTAATTGCGTGGGATATCTTGCGCTTGAGTCGTATGTGGTTTCTTTGTCAGCCTTACCATAAACGGACGTTTTGGTCCCAACCCTTCGAGATACTTTTCTTATTCCAGTCTCGACCATTTGCGGGTTATAGGTTGACTGACCAGTAGAGAAAATAACAATATCCTCAAAGCACCGCAAAGGTTGCTTTTTTGCATTTAAAAAGTTTGTTAAGTTTGATTTCTTCCATTGCCAACAATATTTGAACATTTTAACGTTTGACATTATTAACGCACTGGTGAACGGCTGCGCCGCTGTAATTACTATTGCACTTTTGGGTTTTGTTACCCGCTTCAGCTGCTCCCACATCAACTCGAGGTGAATAATCGAATCCCACTTACATGCAGTCGTGCCATAAGGAGGATCCGTCAATATCATATCAACCGAGCCGCTTTCTATTTCTTTCATTCGCTCCAGGCAGTCGCCTTGCATTAATCGCATCAAACTTCCCCTTTATAATCTCGCCCAACATTAGGCTTTTTCTTTTGTCGTGGTGCTCTGGTTTTGTGAATGCATGGCTTACTTGGGTGCGCACCACATAACGCATTAACCTGGCACCGAATATGTGGACAAATGCCACTAGATAAAACACCGGCCACCTTACACCGGACTACTGATATTTTATGAGCTGCGTATTTGTTCATCATATTACAGGCTGGCACCTTTGAGAAGTTCTGGCCATACTTTAGCAATTACCTGCCGACCCATGATAGCGCCAAGGTGGCCACCAGCCGAACGGAATACACGAACCTTATGTACACAGTTATTCTGGATAGCAATAGACTGTTTAGCTGGTGTGGTCTTATCCTTCTTACCTACAATTACATTGGTAGGACAAAGAATCTTCAACATCTTTGGAAGACGATTGTTGCAGAAAATCATATCAGCTGCTTCGTATACCCACAAACCAGAGATATCTTGATACGTGTCGTACCATTGATAAAATCGTTTGTTTTCTGGTAACTTACGCGCTGCAGCATGTTCCTTCTTGTTTGGGTACTCCCAGGTTTTACCCATGGTGTAACCGCGCATTAGTCCACCTTGCATAGCAATAGACGCCGCATACATTGACAAAGGAATTTTGCCTTGCGGTGTTAAATCGCCCTCAAAGCTAGTATCTATAGGTGTTGCCACGATAGTTAACTCTGATACTAAATGAGGATACTCAGTAGCTGCTAATGCAGATACCCATCCGCCTTGACAGAAGCCTACAAGATGAACAGGTCCATCGTTTACCTCATAGATGGCTCTTTCCACATGTTTAACAATAGTGGAGATACCTTCCATAGTACGAAGGAAGTTTGCTGCTTTATGTGCCATGACATAAACACCACCTAACGTATTATCAAGCTGAACTTGAACAACGCTTTGATTGAAATCAAAATCAACAATATCAGGTCCATGACCTGCTTCAGGTGGGCGATTAACTATTGACGGCCCCTTGTCGTTAGCGGGACGAAAACAAAGCAAATCGAAAGCAGCACATGAATATATTACTGTATGGCCGGTCAACCATTTGCTAGCCGGTTTACATGCAAATTCATTATCTAACATAAAATATTCCTTTAATTAGTTTTATTTAGTTTGTTTAACATATCACATTATTGCGTTTATTGTTTTTGGTGGAGCCAGCGGGTTTAGGAAGCAATCCTCAACTTGACCAATCCAGGCAACCGCTAGTCCGCGAGGGACGCCATCGGCCAAAGCCTCTTGTAGTAATACGCATTTCTCATCAATCTTTGAAAACTCTGGCCACCCTTGCAGCACCGCACCGCGCTTAGGGCCATAAATGCGGCCAGCAACCACGCTGTAAGCCATTAGAGAATTAACGTCACCTTCTACGGCTTTAGTTGGTGGGGTTATGTTACTGCTATGGGTAAACCATCGCTCTCGGCTTTGATGGAATTGTCGCCCGTTCCATATTTCTGGGAAGTGCATAGCATTAAGCTTTGTTTTTACAGCATCAGGGATATTAATTGGCACTACATTTTCGAACACAAACCCACCAAAATTGACAGCGTCTAGTAAATCATTCACTAGCGGCGTCAAGTCGGGGAATTTGGGATTTCTAATCGCTTTAAGCTTCGAGTGCGCCTGGCAAGATGGCCCTCCTATAACCAAATCGAAATGTTCACCACGAACAATATCTGGCAAATTGCCCAGATCATGACACAAAAATTCACCACCACACCATTTTTTGTAGATGCGACGCTTATGCTCCATGATTTCACAACCTGCAACAACTTGATGTCCCGCCTCAATAAATGCTTTATCGAGAAGTCCCGCACTGGTACATATTGATAATATTTTTAATTTTTTCATTTATTGCCGCCCGCCAAATAATACCCCAACAATATACCGCACACGATAAGCTCAGTGCGATATTTGACCATAAAACGCTTTATTCGATTCATGCTATAGCCTCAAGGATTAACACCGCTGCAATAGCTGCTATGGGGCACCAGATTGAATTAAGGAATTTATTTAGTTTTTTCACTTGGCAATTTCCTTTAGTTTTAAATAAAACTCATGCGTATCAAACTCGGGAGCAGGGCCAGGATTTTCTAGCCAGTGAGTAACCGTGTGATATGTAGCCCTATGTTCAATTGTCGATTGGCTTAGGTTGTGGTATTGAGGGCAACCACCATTAGAATGCCCTAAACTATCCCACCAGTGATCGCGATCCAGGTCGTCGTCAATATCTTTTTTGTTGAACCCGACCATTTCAGAGCCATAAATGCCATGCAAAGAACATTCGTATTCTCCACTGGCGTCCGGCAGCCTGTCAAAAACGCTTATCCACTTACTCATGATTTAATATCCTCGCGCAGTTTGTTTGCGTATTGTTCTAGTTCGTCAACCAAGCATTGTTGAGGTTTGCCATATATTGCGTCACGCACTTCCTGGCATGACTGCCCATCAATTAAATAGGATCCATCCTCTCTGTTCCGTGGTTGCTGGTGAAACAAACACTGAATATCATCCGCAGCTGGTAACCATAATTTACGGATAAGTTCCAATTGCGCCTTGAGCTCGTCAATTTCGGTTTGCTGCGTTTGCAAATCTATTAATGCGCCATAAACATTTAATGCTTTGCCGTTTTTTAGAATATATTCAGGCCGGTCAATTCCTGTGTAATGTACTTTTTCGTAAATGTCGCTCATTTTAGTTTTCATGATTTTTCCGCCTCTAATTTCTGTAACAGTTCAAGTTTTAACTCAGCGACAAACGGCAACCAAACATTATCCCAAAAATCAACAGCGCAATGGTCTGGTTTTTCGGCACACGGTAGCGCCTCGAAGTCATAAAATACCTCCTCGAAAAATTCATGATCCATAAGTTCGCGATAGAATAAATCGCCCTCTCGATGTTCATCTTGAATGGCTAACATTTCATCCCAAGACGTTCTGGCCTGCTCTTTGGTTAATCGGTCCTCTTTGCGGGACTGAATCACATCACGCTTAATCTCGTCCCCGTAACCATCAGGATCAGGAATATATAGCTTACCCCCTGTTAGTTTTTTCATAGTGTATTGAAAATCAGTATCACATAGGAATTCTTTAGGATCGCAACCGCAATGTGACCAATAGTGATCAAATGTTCCGTAATCGCTGGTAGCCATTACGTTAACCGATTCTTTACCACAAGTTAAGGTGATGTCACCCCAAGAGCACGATCCGCCCTCAGTAGAACGTACACGATACAATTCAACCATTGATTTTGTTACTTTCATTTTTTCCATAATTTTTCCTTAATTGCGCCCGTAGGCGCGGTTGGTTGGTTTACTCAAAGACGCCATTGACCATTGTTACTTTTTTGTACTCGCCTTTTATGTGGCTTTCCATTCTACCAGGCGTTCCTTTTTCGGTGTCGTTAGCAGCCCAGTAAGCGATCTCTTTGTTGTACTCGGTTGTGCTAATAACTTTATTATCACGTTCACTCAGATAAAAACCGATCTCATTAACAGCGTCTTCGCCGCCAGCGATTTGAAGGTACTCGAACTCGTTAATTCTGATAGAGCCAACTTCGACGCGGTACTTACCAGTTGATACTAGCTCAACAAAAACAACATCGTAATACGTTGATGACGTAATGGTGCTAACCACTAAGAACGCACCTTCATCGCCAAGAACAGGCTTAACGACCATAGTGTCACGATTAAAACCTTCAGCCAAAAGTTTGGCCGCTTCAAATGCTGATACAGCGTTAATGCGGAAAGTACTTTCTATTTCAACTTTGTTTAATACGTTCATGGTGTAGCCCTTTTATTTGGTGGCCCTAGTTAGCCGATGAATTAATATTAAACGTAATGGTTAGATAAAGCAAGCGTTATGTTTAATTAATTACCAGTAATGGCATAAGCGCCCCAACGAAAGTGCATAATGGGGCGTCAAAAAGTGCATAACGGGGTGCTTTTCCCTAGCTGTAGCCCGCGCCCAGCAACGTTATGCATCTTCGTTGGGGCTAAACGGGGCGTGTTTGGAAATAAAAACAAAAACTGCTAGTGATATCCACTCTGTGATCATGTGTTTGTGATTTTTTATATACACACTATAGAGTAGGTTTGTTATCAGTTGCCATCACAGCAAAACGGGTTATTTTGGCGCGTTACCCCCCCAATACGCCCCAACGAAGGTGTAGAATCAAGCTCGGCGTGGCTTACAGCTAGGGAACTATAGCCCCAACGAAGCGTTTTAACGCCCCATCGGCGCCCCAACGAAGGGCGTATTTGGTGGGTTTTAGCTTTGTTTTTATGATAATTCCGCCCCAAGGAGTGATGCTATATTGGGATGGCAGTTGACCGTTTGATAGTTTTAGTTATATAATTAAATAACAAATTAAGTAGGGGTATGAAATGTATTTACATCACGTAATTAAGCAGCTTAAAGATATGGCGATTGGTGATTATAAAGTTGTAGACCTTAAAGGCAAGGAGGTTAAGGATTTTAGAATGTCCATGACCTATGTGAAGGGTGAACGAAAATTCAAAAGCTTCGCACTACCTAATGGTGATCTAACAGTCGTGAGGGTTTATTGATGAGCAGTACCTCTGATTTTATCAACGCATCACAAAAACTAAGTGGCGAGCTAACCGATAGGAAGATAGCGGCGCTTAGAATGCTAATCTCAACAAACGAGATGGCTGCAACATTCAAGCATAACTGGCCGGACTTCGGTAGTCAGCTAACAAGCGATGGCGGTTATGATGTGGTTTCATTCTTCGACCCGTCACAAAAAGATCCTTTATCTGTTCTTTCTGGGAAAATAGCAAGTAAGCTAAACCTACCACCTAATAGCGTTTACCTTCATGGTATAGCCTGCGTTGCCAGCGCAATGGTTAAAGGGTTTACTTATACATTTTGGGGTGAAAGCAAAAGCCCGATATCACTTTACGTTGTCGTCGCGCAACCACCAGGAGCCACAAAAAGTAGTGCGCATAATTTCTTATGTGATCCAATACAAGATGCATTTGATCAATACGACGAGCAACAAAACGCCAAGAAAGCGCCTCTACTATTCAAGCTTGAAGATACAAAGAAGCAGTATAAAGCCGCAGAAAAGGCAGGTCAGTTATCCATTGAGGGCAAAGCCTTGTCAGATCAAATGCGGGAACTGAAAAGCGAAATAGACGTTATTCACAATTATATCTATTCGCTTACTGATGCCACACCGGAACTAATGGTTAACTCAGGCCTAGAGAACGGCGGCGTTTTTAATGCTATCTCTGATGAGAAAAGCATATTGGACGGCATAACCGGCGGCCTTTACGGCAACGGAAAATCTAACAACGAGGGTATATTAAAGGCGTTTGATAATGGACGAGTAACCAAGGGCCGCGTATCTACCGGCATTGTCACTGGTCGCATTCGTGGCTGTATAGGTGTTTTTGCTCAAGATGTGGCAATACAAGGGATACTAGAGCAGTCAGCGTTATCTAACGGATTAACCGAGCGTTTTTTATTCCTATCCGAGGCAAACCTGATCGGCACAAGAGATATAACGCTAAGCGATAGAAAAGGCGTTGATAAATCAATGATAGCCGCTTACACGATGCTAATGAATAGGCTTGTTTTTACCGATGATTGCAACCTCACTTTTTGCGATAAAGGCGCACAATTAATACTTGATCTAAAAAATAGCTATAACAGTCGAGTCGTTGACGGCGGTGACTTTTCGTCTAATTTGCTGCGAGGCGCGTCGGCCAAGCTAGATACTAAGGCAGCAAGAATAGCCTGCATCTTTCATGTGCTAAAGAACTGGACAGTAAACAGTAAAAGCAATCCCACTTTAGTTGATGTTGAATGCATAGCCAGAGCTGTAAATGTTTGCGATCAACTAATGGGTGTTTTCAAAAAGAACGCCACCGACGGCGGATATGTTGGGCTGGATGCGGAATGCGCCAAGGTGGTCGAAAAGCTAACAGCTAAGGCGTCACGTAGTAACTACATTACCACGCCGACACAGCTTCGAGATCTACTTAAAAACACATCAATATTTAATGGTCGACACAAAGGCCTGTCTAGTTACATTAAAACCGAAATAATCCCAAAACTAGAGCTCGAAGGCTACTGCATAGTGGCCAACCGTAAGATCTACATTAATCCTAAATTGAATGGATAATATTATGAAACTTGATAAATCATCAACATCCAAAAACATACGAATGATAGTTACCGACGGGCCATATCTACGCAATGCGGCAGGATTTGGCGGAAAGGTTAATATCTGTGCCATTCATGAGCCAAATGTTTGCACCAAGGAATATCTGGCAAGAGATATAAAAGGTGTTGATAACCAGGCAACCTCTGATTTGGCCCTGTTAAAAGTGGCGGAATTGGCCAACTTGATATTTAACAAGGAACAATTGCCATTTAATATTGACGTTAATTACGGCATGATCGCAAGCCCTATATTGATAGGTGATTTTTTGTTGTCGTCGGTACATAGGCCAACAGCCATTAAGTTATCTTCAATAGTTGGGTTTTGCCCTGACGTTATGTCTGGCAGGGTAATTGCCATACTAAAGCCACACGAATATCAATTTGCTCATTTCGTGCCTGTATTTGACTCGTACAACCTTGATAATGCGTTTGAAGTGTACCAGCGCTTGAAGGTGATATGTAATGTCTAACTACAAATTCGATGCCGAGGAGGTTAAAAACGCGATGCGAGGACAATGGGTAGATTTCCTTAGCCAATGCGCGGGCTTTGATGCCCGTGTATTCAATAAAAAGCACCAAGCATGCCCTATGTGTGGTGGAAAGGACCGGTTTCGCTTTGATGATAATTTAGAGTTTCGCGGCGATGGGGGCTACCTGTGTGGCCAATGTGGCAGTGGTTCGGGCATGAAGCTTTATCTTGAATCCACCCGCGTCGGATTTGGTACAGCTCTCGAGGATTGCGCGAATTTTTTGAATATGCAACCAATCGAGCGCAAGACCTATAACTCTAATCGGGCGCATGTTGTTTTGCCGATGAAGCTAGATCCGCACCAAGAGGCCGAAGCTTTTTATAATTCTTGTGATGAAATGAACGGCGCCAGGTTCGTGAAGGGGGCTCAAGTTATCAAGGTTACCGATGCGTCAAACAAAATGATCAGTTGCGCGTTATTGTCTGGTGTTGGCCAGCCGATCAAGTATTTCAATAAAAAAATGATTTGGGGCAGCTGCGTAATTTTCGGCAAACTTGAGGGTAAAGTTTTACTGACAAGTGACTACTATCAAGCCGAGCGGATACACCGGAAGAAAGGCATTAACACGGTTTGTTTTTTTGATAGTCACAACCTCTATTTTATACATAAGGAGATAAAGAAATTAAACGTAACACTTGCAATTGTGTGTCATTCAGAGGAGGATTGGTTACAGGCTGATAAGTGCCAATTTATTAATGGCCTTGACGCCAAAGGTCAACAATTCAATGTCGATACCATGTGCGGATTTGTGGATGGTTTTGACGCTAAGTTAATGTAATTAAGGAAAATTTTATGAGCGATAACGTGACAAAGTTTGAGGCTAGGACATTTAAGATTTTAGGCAAAACTATGCCGCAAAAACTATGCAGACACAGCCAGGTTGAAGTTAACGAGCAAACTCAAATGATTGAGTGTAAGCAATGCGGCGTGTTTATTAGTCCTTACGAATACGTTTTAAAAATTGCTAAAAATGAAATAAGCCTTAGAAGCAATGTTAAATAT